AGCCAGTTTGCGAAATGAGGCCATCCCCGACTCTCTGAGCATAACTGACTTGGAATCTTGGAACCCTTAAATTAGACCCTGTAGGCCGTATAGAGCCGATCATTTCGCCTTTGTGGTTAAATGTCCCAGTAACATTGCCAATTGAGTCACCAAGCGCATTCTTGCCTTGATGTAAATTTACAATATACGAGTATTCTAACACTGCTTCTTCGTATGCAGAGTAAACATTTGCTGGTGTTAACTCGATATCAACAACATCGCCACCAAGCTTCTTATATACATATGCAACTTGTAATGCTGCGCCTGAAACAAAGTTTGCAGAGCCCGTATAAATACCAAATGGTACTGCGGCAGCAACATCGTCCGTGTTGCCCGTAGATGATAAAATAACTGCGCTTGTTGTAGACTTAGGTTTAAGGTTTGTCGGCATTAATAGTCCCTCTATAAACTAAGTAGTAGAACCATAAACAAAACCCCCTGTCAAAACAGGGGGCTTTTTTGGTTAGGAGTTAAATTTAGTCTTTAGTGGCTCTTTTTTTAGTAGTGCGCTTGCGGCTAGCAGTTTTAGCTGCTTTTGGCTTTGCCTTGGTGCGCTTGGGAGCAGGGGCAGCTTTTACTTCTACCTTTGCTACCGGTTCTACTGGGGTTTCTTCAACAACAGGGGCTTCTTCTACTACAGGAGCAGCTTCAACCACTGGTGCCGATGGCACCGAGGGGGCTTCAGGGTTTGGAATCCCTAAAAGCCTCTCTCTTCTTGCGTGTACTCTAGCTCTTTTTGCTTTACGACCCATTAGTTACCTCTACTTATCAGGAAAACGCAGTTTGACCAAGGGCATCGACAATGCAAACACCACTAAACTGCCAGTTGGTGCCATCACAATAAACTTCAACATACGATCCTACATGAGTATCATCGTTGATGGTTAATTTTGTGTCGTTGCCATCATCTTTTATGGTTCCAGAAATGCTGGTTACCCCAGAGTTTTCAAGCTTTTGTTCCAATATAGTTCCCTTAACAGTTCCGGCAGCATCATTAGCATGCTTCTGGATAACAATCGAACCATTTTCGTCCAACTCAGCCATAAGTTGGAACCTGAAGTATGCTCCATCTGCGACAGGCGGTAATGTGATTGTTAGCGCACTTGCGTGGTTGTGATTAATAATGTAAAGCTCGCCGGTCTCAGCAGCTTGAATTTCTTTATCGGTACCAGCAGATGTTCCATTTCCAAGAACCTCTGCTCTTTGTCGACTAGCGACTCTTGCCGCTCTTCCTACTTTAGCCATATTATTTTATCTCCTTAAATATGATTAATTAAATTCGATGTATACCATCGTTAATTCAATAGTAAATAGTCTTATCTTCCAGTAAAGTCACGTTGTCACATAAAAAACCAAAATCTGAAAAAATTACCGGCGAAATTTTTGAGCAGATCAACATTTTTGGTATTTTAAGATCAAAAAGAAAACCCCCAACCACATGGGAAGGGGGTATCTTTTCAATGACCACTTAGGTTAGATCAGGAACCTGATTCACCCAAAAGACCGCGGCACACTACCAATCCGTACATATCTGGACGAACCATCTTCTTAGCGTAGCGAGTCATCACGCCCTTACGGGGCACGAAGTCCTCGACGCCGAAGATTGTAGGAGTAGTTTGCAGTGGCACGTATGGAGCGTACACGTAACCGCTTTCAAGGAAAGAGTTACCGCGACGACCAACGAGGATCACATTGCGGAGGAAGTAAGGATCAACGATAACGTCGAACTTCTTGCTCAGCGAACCAACTTGCACTGCGCCGATGGAGCCGCTTTCATCGTCATGGGTGACGGATGCACGGAATCCAGCGGTAAACTCAAGGATGTTGGCAACTTCAGGCGAACAAACGACGAAGTTAGCACCACCACGAAGAGTCTTGCGGTGAATTTGAGCAGAAACATCATTGATGGTTTCAACGAGAGTTTCGTACCATTCGCTTACGGTACCGGTGAAGTCAGGAGCAGCCGAGGTTGCACCAAGTTCAGCACCAGTTTCGCGGTTCACGAAGAGACCGGGAGAGCGCGACCAGTAGTAGGTAGCTGCAGTAGCACCATTTACAAGGTCAGCAAGGATTTCACGATCGATTTCGAGAGCAACTTGCTCCGAAAGGATGCTGGTCAACTCAACCTCTGCATCAAGGTTGTGGTAGGCGTTAAGGTCTTGACCTAACTCCGGAGTCCACTTAGCCTTGAGCTTCTTGGTTTGAGCGGTAACAGCAATCGAGTCAACCTTAATGTCGATCTCAGGAATAGCACCAACTCCTTCCAGTGGCAACTCGTTACCAGTTCCACCAATAGCACCGAGCGTCGACGAAGCGACAAGCTCATCTGCGAGCGGGTAGGAAGTCTTGCTAGCAGCAATAGTTCCACCTAAGTTCTGCGATACACCATCAGCATCAGTACTAGAAACACTAGCAGTGTCAACGGTATATACATAGCGAACAGCGTCAGCGTTTGAGAAGTTATCGGCTGCAGCAAGTGCAGTCGTCAAACGACGGATTTGCGTAAGGTTGCTAACTCCACTGAACTGCGTGATTTCTCCAGCAACAATGCCTGAAATAATAAACGCCGAAAGGTTATCAAAATCGGCAAGACCTGCGGTCGTGTCGTGTTCACTCTTAGCTACGTCGAGAATAAGAATCGACTTGGCATCAGCAGTGCCCAAAGTTAACAAATCTGGATCATATTGAATCAACTTCTTGTTAGCTTCAGATACTGAGTCAAGCATATGGAAAACGTGAGTTTGAACACTCGCACCAGCCGGCAATACTGTGCTGTTAGAGCCACTTGGAGATGCGTAAGCATAACCAGTTGCACCATCACGAAGCGGACCAGAAAAGCCACCCTTGGTGCTAGCATCTGATAACTCAACACCGCTGGTGATGCCGCTGGCGACCTTATCGCCACCATAAATCGACTCGCCATTAGTGTTACCCATCCGTGGGAAAGTAGAGGTTACATCCTTACCTCCCGCATCAGGCGAGAACACGAAGTCCAAGAAGAAAATGAGGCCGGAAGGCAAACTCATTGGTTGAACAGAAACAAGATCGTTTGCGATCAAGCCTGCAAATACGCGACGAACGATGGGGAATGCGACGGCTGCAAAGCCTTCAACATCGCCAGCACCCATGCTACTCGCCTCGCGAAGTAGTTCCTTTGCTTGGTTTTCAAGCAAGCGTGCCATGGAATTCTTTTGACGATCTCCATCAAGACCTTCAAGAAGTCCTGTCTTCTCCCACTTGGAAAGAAGAGCGGAACCTTCAGCACGCATATCACGATTGACAACTCCTTCGGTCAATCTTTCGATAATACTAGACATTTAAATCACCTCCTTTATACTATATATGATTATTTTATTCCAGCTAGTCTTTTCATCCGATCTTGGAATGGATCGGACGCGGGCGCTTCTTGACGAGTTGCCCGAAGCACAGTGTTGCGTCGACCGATTGCTTCGCTCAGTGATTGTGGACTACGCTTAGGCTTAGCCTCCACCGTGCTTTGAAGTGTATCATAAATTGTCTTCGCTTCTGTGACTGAACCAGCGTTTGAAATAGCTTCGGCAATCTTATCTTTTTGCCGCTCATTCAGCGAGGTATTTCTTAACACACGGTTCGTGTATAACAGCCTAGCATTCGAAAGGTTGGTATCTTGAAGTCCTTCCTTAAGTTCGCTAACGACTGCTTCGTATTCCGAAAGCTTTTCTGTGAGTTGGTTATTTTCGAATACCAACTCTTCTTGGGCTTTCTTCAAATCTTTCATTTCTTCTTCTACTTCTGTAGAACGGCGATGAGCCATTTCTTTTTCCATTTGATAAATCTTGTCTTCTTGGCTTCTGCCTGCCCAACCGGCAAGGTCAGCGCCCATATCAACGGTAAGTTTTTCCATAATGGCATCAACAAGTGCATCTTGGTCTAATTCTTCTTCAATTTCTTCATCAAGCTCTTCATCATCATTGTCGTCATCGCCCATTACCATGTCTTTGGCGGCGCCAACGGCAGATGCGGCCTTTCCAACGGCAGCAAGAGCAGGCAAGATTTCGTTAATCTCTTCTTCTTCAACAACTTCTTCATCCTCTTCAACTACTTCTTCGTCTTCTTCGTTTAAAAACTCGGAAAGATCGACTTCTTCATCTTCGTCGATGGATTGCTTGAGCGCTTCGATGCTCTCTTGAAGCGCACCAAGGTCGATTGTAAGTTGTTGTCCTTCACCAGAACCAACAAAATCGTCTAAGTTATCGCCATCCATATCGGCAAAATCGTTAGTAGCTCCGAGAGGGATATCTTCATCAGCTAATCCCTCTTCGCTATCAGCGGCGCCGGCATCAAGGGGATCTTCTTCAGCGGGAGCCGCATCAAGTGCTGGCTCTTCGGCAGCGAGAGGATCGGCGGCTAAAGGATCAGCGCCAGCATCTGCTGCTGCTGGCTCTTCACCGGGTAAAGCTAAACCCAGGTCATCCTCTTGCTCTAAAAGTTTTTGTAAAGTATCCTTGACTTCTTCAGAATACTTTTCGATTACAATGGTTTCAGCATTTTTAAGTGCTGATTCACGTAGTGCTTTAGCATCTACGATAGCTTCTTTTAATAAACTTGACATTCAATTGCTCCTAAATGGCAGATATACAAAATAAATAGTTTCTTTTGCATCAAAGTCCATTTTTAGAGTGTACTGGGGTTTAAAAATATTTTTAACCTATCTTGTTGATGACGTGCCATGTTTCGCCATCTGATTGTAAAGTGCGCGCAGAATAATTAGATTTTAAAACTACAGATTTGCTTAAATCAATTCTTGATTCTTCACATCGTATTTCAACCAAGTTAGAATTAAGCTTATAACGATCACTATTTGTTTTTTTAATTATGAGAACACGACCAGCGTTGTTGCATGGTGGCGGCAATTCAACACATATTTTATTATTTGATGAATCGCACAAAATTGTGTAATCGCTATCAACTACCTGATAAACTGCGTCTGAAGTTTTTATAATGTTGTGATGAACAGCGCCTTCACACACAAGATTTTTATCAACGTGTATGGTTTTGGTTTTAACTCTGCCTTCTACTTTTAGCGTAGTCTCTTTTACATCATAAGTTAACTTAGGGCATGATTCAAATTCTGATTTGCCTTTTATCTGTAAGCTGCCTATGGGGCCGCTCGCATGGGGAACTTTAATGTTTATGTAATTGTCATAAAAGTTTTTAAGTGTCGTATTGTTTGTCTTAGCGGTAGAAACGTCAGACACAATAAGCAAGTCATCATCACTTAAATTTTGACCTTTAGAATTAATTCTTTCTATTTTTGATAGATCAATCGCCAGTTTGCCTCGCTTAAGCCAAAGACCAGATTCAGTCTCAAGATTTATACCCACTCCTTCTTCACCAACACTGATACAATCTGTCGTTTTAACCTGCAATGAGCCGCGAACATTTTGTAATCCGTTTGAATAATTTAAAAAGTTGGCATCAATTTCGCCAGCAAATTTATTAGTTGGCAAATCATACAACGCAAGACCAGAGCCGCTAATATGATTAGCGCTGATGTATTTTACATTAAGCTTTTCGTTGTTGTAAGTGAACGCGTGATTTGTTCTAAGTGTGCCTCTTGAATCGTATGTTAGCACGCCATTTTTTGTACGGCCCTCAATGTCTGTCACGGCGACATCTTTTAGTGTTGCGCAAGGGCTTTGAGCATCAGTGTCCCAAAATACACTTGCACTGACAGTATTTTTAAAAACTTTTATTCCGTCAATTTCTTGATCGCCGTATTGATCAACCGAACCCTCTACTTTACCTTTAAGAATATTATATGCCATTTTTTATCCTCTTATCCATAAATAGATTGATTAAGTGTTTTGTCTTGTATTATGTATGCTCCAAAGTTGCTGAAGTGCTCTGGGTAATAATACATCTGATGTTTTTCAATAATTTCTTTGACTATTACTTTCATTTTGTGCGAGTTACCGGTAATAATTTTTAACGGAGTCTCGTTCATAAGCACAAATTCTTCTACCAACATACGCGCTTCAACATGCGTCTTACCATGTAAATCTAAAACATTCATCATAAAATAAGTAGTACAAAAAAAAGGATGCCCCCTTTTGAGGGCATCCAAAGTAACAACCATAAGGTTGTGGTGAATTATACGATTCGCCAGTCGTTTGCGACAACATAGACGCAGGTAACAGAAGCGAATGGCGACTCAAGACGAATCTGAGTTAAACCATCGATTTCGTGTGAACCTTGTGGGTTGACAATGATGTTGGCATTACTGGTTAAGTTACCAGCTTTAATAGTTACAACGTCACCTACAGCTGGGTTAGCAGGCATCGATACAGTAGCATCTGAGCTTGCGTTAGCAAAGTAGTTATAACCTTCAGCAAGAGTATCACCATCTTGCTTAAGGGCAACATTGTTACCGGTGACCGAAAGAACACCACTAGTAGCGGTAAGACCAGCGCCAGCCATGCCAGTAGCAAGGTCAGCGATGCTTTCTTTCTTAGTGCCGTTAGAGTCGTTAGCGTCGATGATAGCAATGCTATCGTTAGCAACGTCAACTGCAGCAGCAGCGAGATCATTAAGGTCGACCTTGATGTCTGCGGCTTGTACTCCAATACCACCATTAGTTGCGTTAACAACAGCAAGGGTAGAGTTGGTACGAGTTAATCCAGCACCATCTAACAAGGCAGCAAGATCAGCAGTCGAGCCTTTAGACTCAGCACCAGCAGTTCCGCCGTCAAGGAAGATCAAGAAGTCGCCATCAGCGATAGTAGCTGCAGCAGCTTCGGTAAGATCAACGTCGATTTGATCAGCCTGAACATCGATAAGTGAACCAGCACCAATATCAAGGTTTCCAGAGCCATCCTGAACAAGACCAGCGCCAGCTACAGCTGGGGCAAGTTTCGCACCGGTGACACCATCATCTTTAATCTGCAAGCTAGAACGTCCAACAGACTCAATGGTGCTTTCGTCAGCAACAACGTGAAGTGTGCGGATTGAATCAACACCATCACCAGGGCCACTATCCAAGCAGTCACCAGCGATAGAGCCGCTAATACCAAGCTTATCAGAAGCGATGGTAAGAGCAGAACCCGAAGTTTGAACTGCAAGAACACCAGAGGCAGCTGCAAGAGCATCGCCAGCAAGAGCGGTAGCGTAGTCAGCAAAAGTGTCTTTACGAGTAACGTTACCATCAGCATCGATGAAGATTAAGGAATCAGCACCAACGTTAACTGCAGCTTCAGTTAACTCAGTCAAAGAGACCGAGAGAACACCAGAAGCAGCGGCGAGACCATCACCAGCAACA